ACGCACAGCTCGAGAAAATTTCTACAAAGAGCTATTCAGATCCCAACGAAGGTAAAATGTGGAAGCCAACCCGCGATAAAGCAGGTAAAGGTTTTGCAATCATTCGATTCTTACCAGCTCCAGGCGGTGAAGAGATGCCATTCGTTCGTATCTGGGACCACGGTTTCCAAGGACCAACAGGTCTATGGTACATTGAGAACTCACTCACAACAATTAACCAAGATGATCCAGTATCAGAGTACAACTCTAAACTGTGGAATACTGGTTTAGACTCAGACAAAGAAGTTGCACGTAAGCAAAAGCGACGTCTGAAGTATGTTGCAAACATCTTAGTTGTAAAAGACTCAGGAAACCCCGATAATGACGGTAAAGTATTTCTATACCAATTCGGTAAGAAAATCTTCGACAAACTAAACGATCTAATGAACCCACAGTTTGAAGATGAAACACCAGTTAACCCATTTGATCTATGGGAAGGCGCAAACTTTCGTTTGAAAATCCGTAAGTTTGAAGGTTACCCAAACTATGACAAATCAGAGTTTGACGGTCCATCACCACTATCTGAAAATGATGATGAGTTGGAACGCGTATATAACTCTGAGCACTCTCTACAAGAGTTGATCGAACCAAAGAACTTTAAATCATATGCAGAGTTGAAAACAAAACTCTATCGTGTACTTGCTCTTGATGAACAAGCATCCACACCAACAACTGCAGAGAATGATGATTTGGATCTATCTAATATGGGTAACACTCAGTCAGCAGCACCGGCACCAAGTATGCCATCAGCAGCAGCTGAGCCAGCGTCAAGTCTATCTATGGATGACGATGATGATGATCTATCAATTTTCAAGGAGCTAGCGAATGGCTAATAAAGTCTATGAAGAAGTTCTAGACTTTGACTTTGGTTTCAGCTTTATCGATGAAGAACTTCAAGAGAAAGAAGCTGAAGCTAAAGAAACTATTCAACAGGTTAGTAACGAAAAGCAAACTTTGGAGGACCAGCTAACGGACTCCAAAGTTAAAGCTGATGACCTTGAATATAGACTAGAACTGTTATACAAAGCAGTTACTCCATTCTTAGATAATTTATGTAAGAATGCTGATAAATCAACAATCTATTGGCCTGATCGAGTGAATAAGATCGAGGCCTATAAAGGAAAATTATTGTCAATTGTAGAGGGAAATTAGCATGAGTTTATTAGACAAACTTGTAAAGAACAGTACCATTAAACTTACTGCTCCTATTGAAGAGTCAAAGGTTTTCGGTAAAAAAGAGATGGCTCCAACGTCCGTTCCAATGGTGAACGTGGCTTTGTCGGGTCGTATAGATGGCGGTGTCAGTCCAGGCCTCCTTGTCCTAGCTGGTCCATCGAAACACTTTAAATCAGCATTTGCACTACTTATGGCAGCTGCTTTTTTAAAGAAACATAAAGACGCAGCTCTTTTGTTTTACGATTCAGAGTTTGGTACACCCCAAGCCTATTTCGAATCCTTTGGCATTGATATGGGTCGTGTAGTTCATACACCGATTACAGATGTTGAAGAACTTAAGTTTGATATTGCACAGCAATTGGATAATATCGACAAAGGTGACAAGGTCATGATTATCATCGATTCAGTTGGTAACTTGGCTTCTAAGAAAGAAACACAAGACGCACTTGATGGTAAATCAGTTGCAGACATGTCTCGTGCAAAAGCTCTTAAATCTTTGTTTCGTATTGTTACACCGCATCTCAATCTTAAAGACATCCCACTTATTGCAGTCAATCACACTTATAAAGAGATTGGTCTGTTCCCGAAAGATGTTGTATCTGGTGGTACAGGTATCTACTATTCAGCAGATGCTATTTGGATCATTGGCCGACGTCAAGAAAAGGTTGGTACAGAAATTACAGGCTATCACTTTGTTATTAACATTGAGAAATCTCGCCATGTAAAAGAGAAATCTAAAATTCCAATCTCAGTATCTTGGGAAGGCGGCATTGTTAAGTGGTCTGGTTTAATGGAAGTTGCCGAAGCTGGTGGCTATCTAAACAAACCAAAAGTTGGTTGGTACGAAGCTCTCAATCCTGAGACAGGTGAAGTACTATCCGAAAAACTAATGCGAGCAAAAGAAATCGTTGATAACTCTGAATTCTGGCTTGATCTAATGGAGAAGACAGATTTTGCTAAGCACATCAAGAACTCATTTACGATCGGTGCATCCGGTAGTATTATGCGTGAGGAGACTGATGCAGTCATTGACGACGAAGATGAGGCATTAGCCAGTTAAAAGGTTGACATTCTACATTATGTATGTTAATATAATAACAATACTTGAACGTGCCGGCAGGTTAATCTCTGCCGGTACTCAACCTAACAACTGGACACCTCAATGATTGAAACAACTGTACTATCAAATTTAATTTTCAATGAAGATTATTTTCGTAAAGTATTCCCTTATGTTAAGAAGGATTACTTCGAAGATAATAATTCAAAGAAAATATTCGAAGCATACTCTGAGTATGTAGAAGAATATCGAGAGCCTCCTTCAGTAGAGGTTCTTAAACTTGTTATGGACAAACGTAAGGATCTAAATGAAGATGCTTATAAGAATGTTATGGCAAGTCTCGACCAATTAAAAACAGACGACAAGACAGATCAAGAATGGCTTGTCAAAGAAACAGAGAAATTCTGTCAAGATCGTGATTTATATAATGCAATTCGTAAAGCTATCCTAGTTGTTGATGGCGCTGAAACTGAGATGGGTAAAGATGCTTTGCCTGCTTTGTTACAAGACTCATTAGCAATTAGCTTTGATACAAGTGTTGGCCACGATTATCTAGAAGATTATGAAAGCCGATATGATTTCTATCATCGTAAAGAAGAACGTATTCCTTTTGATATTGAAATTCTAAACAAGATTACTAAAGGTGGTTTACCTCGTAAATCAATGACTGTATTACTCGCTACCACAGGTGGTGGTAAGTCTCTTGTCAAATGTCACATGGCTGCAAACGCTATGTTGGCTGGTAAGAATGTTCTATATGTTACTATGGAAATGGCAGAAGAACGTATCTCAGAACGTATCGATGCAAACATGCTTGATGTTACTATTGATGAAGTATCAGAAATGCCACGTGATGTTTATGCAAAACGTATGGAAAGAGTTAAAGGTAAATCTACCGGCAAGCTTGTTGTAAAAGAATACCCAACAGGTTCTGCACACGTAGGTCACTTCAGACATCTACTTACCGAGCTTAGAATGAAAAAGAACTTTAAGCCAGATATGATTATGATCGATTATCTAAATATCTGTGCATCAGCTCGAGTAAAAGGTGCAGCTGCAGCTAACTCATATACTTTAGTAAAATCAATTGCAGAGGAGGTACGTGGTCTTGCAATGGAATACAATTGTGCTGTGGTTACTAGTTCTCAGTTCAATCGCGATGGTTATGGTAACTCTGACGTGGATCTCACTAATACTTCTGAATCTATGGGAATTACCCACACTGCCGATTGTATACTTGGGTTAATTACAACTGAAGAACTTGACAACTTAGGTCAACTAATGCTTAAGCAACTTAAAAATCGCTGGGGTGACTTGAGTTACTTCCGTCGGTTTGTCGTCGGTATTGATCGTTCTAAAATGCAACTATATCAACTCGAAGATAATGCTCAGAATGGTATTGGTCAAGGCCAAAGTGCAGCCAATACAGCTCCACGTCCTTCAATATCTCTAGATGATAATGTATTTGATAAAGGTGCATTTGGTGGCGGCGGTGGTAAGAAGTCATTGTTTTCTGCTGGTGGTATCTCTTAATTATAAATATAAGAAAAACCAATGAGTAGTTATAACAATGCTTTCTTTCAAAGGATATATCACAGAAATGGCACAACAAGGTTTTGTCTATGAAGTAAACGCAGCTAAAGCCTTAAAAGCCCATGATATTGTTCCAAAAGGATTTACACCAGCAGGTGCAGGTTCTGACATACCAGACTTAATGATTAAGCTTCCAGGACCAGGCCAAAGGCCAGTTGGTTGTGAACTAAAGATTTCAGCTGCTTCAGCTGGGTCTTTGGTTATGAAGTGGAATGCAAAAACTGGTTGGACTATCGGT